ATTGTATCATTTGCTTCCACTTATAGAGCAGCAAAGGTTTTAGTTTCATATGCATCTAGTGATAAGTCTTATTTTGAATATGAAGAATTAAACATAGTCCATAATGGAACAGAAGTTGATTTATCTGAATATGGACAATTAACAACAGATAATTTAGGTAGTGGATCTGGAACTCCTGGACTTGGTACTTATAGTGCTTATATTGCAGGATCTCGTATTAGTGTTGATTTACATCCTAATGTAGCTACTGCTACCACATATACTGCCAATACATTATCAGTTAATGTAGCAACAAATGCTGTTGCTGGAATTGGTACAACTACATTGCAAACAGGATTATTTGATTCTAGAAGAACTTCTATATCTTCAAGTGGATCTCCATCTGCCACTACTGTAGCAACATATGATAATGAATCATATTCAGCTGCTTATTATGTTGCAGTTGTTACTAACACCACCAATAGTCATTATGCAGTATCTGAGTTGATTGTAATAGATGATGGTACAACATCATATCTTACTGAATATGGAAATGTAGAAACATCTGCACCAATTGGAACATTTGATGCAGAAGTGGACGGAACTAATACTAATATAACATTTACTCCAATAGCAAATAAGAATGTTGTAGTTCAAGTATACCAAAATGCAATTAGATTGATTGATGAGGATAATACAAGAATTCAAATTGATTTAGAAAATGCCACTATTGATTCTGGTAATGGAACTTATGGTGGTACTGGTGCTGACATAGCCAGAGCTTTTGAACTTAGTCATAGACAGAATCCAATATTTAAGAGGAATTTTGTAGGAGGAGCATCTACTGTGGTTAGCCCTCTTAGAGATACTGTTCAAATTCCAAATCATTTCTTTGTTACTGGTGAAGAATTAACTTATAGGTATTTGGGAGCAGGAACTACTTCTGCTATTGGTATTAGCACTCAAACTATATCTGGATATGGAAGTACAGATAAACTTCCAGATAAAGTGTATGCTATTAAAGTTAATGATTCTACATTAAAGTTAGCAACCACTGCACAAAATGCGTTAAAGACTGTTCCTATACATTTAGATATTACTGCTGTTGGTGTAGGTACTTCTCATTCGCTTACTTCTAAAAAGCAGAATTCAAGATGTATTATTAGTCTTGATAATGTAATTCAACAACCCATAGTAGCAACATCAGTAACTACAGTTTTATCTGCAATAGCAGATTCTTCTACTGATAAGATAAAAATTTCTGGTATTACTTCTGTTACTGGTGGAGATCTATTAAAGATAGATGATGAGATTATGAAAGTAAACTCCGTTGGAGTAGGAGGTACAAATATTCTTTTAGTATCTAGACCTTGGATGGGATCAGGTTTAGCATCACATACTTCTGGATCTTTGGTTACTAAGATTGAAGGTAATTATAATATTGTTGATAGCACTGTTAATTTCTATGCTGCACCTGCAGGACTAGTTCCTCTTTCAACTTCTTCTAATGAACCAGATGAAAGAGACTTTGTTGGAATAGCAACTCATTCAACATTTAATGGAAGATCTTTCATGAGATCTGGAATTAAAGATACCACTGTTGAACCTTATTCAGAGAATTATATATTTGATGATATTTCTGCTAATTTTACAGGTCTTACCACAGAGTTTACTCTAAAGCAAGATGGAAGCAATGTAGCAGGTTTCTCTACTAGTAATGCTATAGTATTGGTTAATCAAGTATTCCAATCTCCTAAGAGAACTGGAGATGAGGTAACTGTTACTGGAGATTACACTTTAATTGAAGATACAGATGCAGTAGGTGTTACTACTATTCAGTTTACAGGTTCTACTAGTGCTGTTGCATCAGATCCAAATACAGCAAATGTTCCTATGGGTGGCATTATTGTTTCTGTTGGATCTACCGAAGGTTTTGGTTATCAACCTTTAGTGGCTGCTGGTGGTACTGCTATTGTTTCTGGGTTGGGAACTATTACTTCTATTAGTATTGGTAATAGTGGTTCTGGTTATAGACCAGGATTGCAATCTGTGGTTAATGTAGGAGTTCAAACATTAAGCACTGGAGTCCCTGCTATTGAATTTATTGGTACTGCTGCTATTAGTGGTGGTAATATTGTAAGTGTTGCAATTACTAATCCTGGTTCAGGATATACTTCTACTAATCCTCCTTCTGTTGTTATAGATGAACCATTATCTTATGATAATATGCCATTGTTCTATACTTCAGCTTCTAGTGGAGTTGGATCAGAAGCAACTGCAAATATAGTTGTTGGACAAGGTTCTAGTGTTATTGATTTCCAAATTATTAAGGAAGGATATGGTTATGGTGATGGAGGAGTTCTAACAGTAGGAGTGGGTGGTAGTGTAGGTATTCCAACCACTGTTGATTATAGTCCTTCTAGACAATTTGAACTTACCATTCAAGAAACTATTAGTGATACTTTTGCTGGATGGACTGTTGGTGATTTCCAAGTCTTTGATACTTTAGATTCTTTATTTGATGGACAAACTCTTACTTTCGCTTTAAAAGTTGATGATGAGCAACAAACTATCAACACTGAAGTAGGATCTTCTATTGATGTAGAATATACACTTCTAGTGTTTATTAATGATATCCTTCAGGTTCCTCAGATTGGATATGAATTTAAAGGTGGTAGTTATCTTACATTTAAAGAAGCACCAAAATCAGGAGATACTTCTAAGATTTTATTCTATAAAGGAACTGGTTCAGTTGATACATCTCTTGTTGATGTTTTAGAAACTGTTAAAAAAGGTGATGAACTTAGATTGTATGATGAGAATATCGAATTTGATCAGGGTCCTAGAATAGTAACTGCTGTGAATGCAGCTGATAATGCTACTACTAATCCATATGATGGTGTTGGTATTAATACTAATGAAACTTATGAAAGATCTATTACATGGTCAAGGCAACTTACTGATAAAGTTATAGATGGTAACGAAGTTACTAAAGATAGACCACATTATGAACCTTTAATTTATCCTACTAGTAATCTAATTTCACCAGTATCAGCAAGTTCCACAGTAGCTTATGTAGAAAGTGCAAGAACTTTCTTTGACAATTCTTATGAAAATTATGATGGTCAAGGAACTGTACAAATCATATCTCAAGATGATTTAATAGGAGCAGCAGCTACTGCAATAGTTTCTGGATTTGGAACTATTAGTTCATTTGTAATTTCTAATTCTGGTATGGGATACACAGGCACTCCTGATGTTTCTATAGAACAACCTGTTGGATTTGGAACCACTCAAAGAGCAACTGCTACTGCTGAAATGGATAGTGATATATTAGAATCTATTAGCATAGGTTCAGTTGGAAGTGGTTATACTACTGCTTCTCCACCTGCAGTTCTTATAGGACCTCCTCAAGCATCTAGTGCTGTTGAAAAGGTTACTTCTGTAACTTATTCTGGAGATTTTGGATCAGTAGTTGGATTTGGTACAACTACTGTAGGTGGTAGAAATAGAATGATTTTTGATGTGCATATTCCTTTAAATTCTCCATTGAGAGATACTACTATAGTAGGAACTGCAGTTACTCTGAGTTCTTTAGTTGTTGGGGATTTCTTTATAGTAAATAATTCTAATGTTGGAAATGCCAATACTTCATTAAAGTCATTTAACACTAATGGTATAACAACAGCAGGAATAGGAACTCAATTTGTTGATAATGTCTATCAAGTAGTGGATGCTAATACTGTGAGTATTGCTAATACTATTATTGGATTATCAACTGTAGGAGCAGCAACAACTTATATTAGAAGAGTATTTGTAAATATAGATAAATTTACATCTGACTCATTTGATTCATCCATATTAAAATTTGACTCAACTACTGTAACCTTTGATTCTAGTGGTATAGGTGTTACCTTTAGTGGAAACATATATCATCAACCTTTCTTTGGTGAATACAGTTTTGGTAAAATTGGATTAGGTATAAGAGCTGAACCTAGAGGATTTAATTATTATGGTAATGATGGTACTGGTGGAATATCTACTTCAGCATATATACAAAGGTTCAATCCTTTGAGATATACTGAATACGACTAAATAACTCTAAATTGTAAAGACAAGATGGCTAAACAAGGTATTAGTACTGGATCATCTCCCAATGATGGAACGGGGAATACCCTTCTAGCGGGTGCTGAAAAAATAAATAGTAATTTTGATGAAGTTTATACTTTGTGTGGAGATGGAACTAATCTATCTCCAGGAATAGTAACTGCGATTTCTGCTGGAAATAATATAAGTATTAGTACTATTTTTGGACAAGTTACTGTTACTGCTCTTGAGACAACTGGTATATCTTCTTATTGGAACTTAAATTCAACAGGAATAAACACTGTAGGAAGAAATGTTGGTATAGGAACAACCACAGCTTTAGCTGGATTAACAGTTCTTGGTGGAGGAAGAATTAGTGGATTTCTTACAGTAACTGATGGTTTAGTGGTTAATGCTGGATCAAAGATTACAGGAGAAACCAGTATTATAGGTGGATTGCAAGCAACAGGTATAACTACATTTACTTCTAATAGTGTTAGTGCAGTTCAATTCAATGTAACTGGTGTTTCTACTTTTGCTAGTTCTAAAACTTCAACAGGATTTACAACTAATACAACAAATACTAATCTTACAGTAACTGGTATTAGTACTTTTGCTAGTTCTAAGACTGCTACTGGATTTACAACTAATACAACAAATACTAATCTTACAGTAACTGGTGTTAGTACTATAGCTACATCAAATATTACCAGTCTTACTGCTACTACTGCAACTGCTACTAATTTTAATTCCACTCATGCTCGTATAACTGGTGTTACAACTGTAACTACTGGTTTTGGAACTAATGTAACTAATACCAATTTAAGAGTTACTGGAGTAGGAACATTTGTTGGAGTATGCACTGCTGGTGAGTATGGTGGTCCCACTGGTGGACGTTGGCAAGTTGGTGCTTCTGGCACTGCTCATTATACCTTTACTGGTCCTGGATTAGGAGGAACAGTAACTAGTGATCCAACTCTATATCTTGCTAGAGGACAAACTTATTATTTTAATAATACTTCTACTGGACAACTTAGAATACAAACAGGTGCTAATGGATCTGTAAGTAGTCAATGGAATGTTGGTGTCACTAATAATGATGCTGACCAAAACATTCAGTTGCAATTTGAAGTTCCTTATAGTGCTCCTAACACTCTTTATTATCAAGCTACTAACTTTAATACTATGGGTGGTAGTATTGTAATTTATCCATCTATATAATTCTTCAATAAATAACTAAAAAATAACAAAATGGCTGCCATTATAACTGATCAACTTAGAATATTGAACGCGAAGAATTTTGTTTCTACTGCAACTTCTTCAGTTAATTCCTACTATTCTTTTGTTGGTTTACCTAATGCTACTAGTTATTCCTCTACATGGAATGCTAATCCTCCTTCTCCAAAAGATTGTTTTGATCAGGAAGATGATTATTGGGATACTATGGTAGCGTTGAAGAAGGTTACAACTTCTGACATACGTAGAATGTGTAGTAAGTATACCTGGACTTCAGGTGTAACTTATGATATGTATAGAGGTGATATTAGTAGAACCAATATAGCAAAACCATCTGGTGCAACTAGTTTATCTGCATCCAAATATTATGTTGTTAATGAAGATTTTAAAGTTTATATTTGTCTTCAAAATGGAACAAATCCAGAAAATGTCTCAGGTAGACCATCTTTAGATCAACCTACCTTCACAGATCTTGAACCTAAAGCAGCAGGTAATAGTGGTGATGGATATATGTGGAAATATCTCTATACAATTAAACCAACTGAAATTACTAAATTTGATTCTACTAATTTTATTCCAGTTCCAGATGATTGGGAGACAAGTACAGAAAATGCTCCAGTAAGAGATAATGCATCTACTAGTGGTCAATTAAAAATTGTCACTGTTACTAACAGAGGGTCTGGAATAGGAACTGCTAATAGAACATATACAGGAGTTCCCATCAATGGGGATGGTAGTGGAGCAGAAGCAACTATAGTTATTAATAATGATGCAAAAGTAGAATCTGTAGATATTTCTAAAGGTGGAACTGGATACACTTATGGTACTTTAGATTTAGCATCTGGTGGGGTTCCTGATGGAACTACTGCACCTGTTTTTAATGTTATTATTCCACCTCAAGGTGGTCATGGAGCAGACATTTATAGGGAATTGGGTGCAAGTAATGTTTTAATTTATTCTAGAATTGAAAATGATGCAGAAAATCCTGATTTTATTACAGGAAACCAAATTGCTAGAATAGGAATTGTAGAAAATCCAGAAGCTTTTGATTCTACTTCAAATCTAGAGCTTTCTAAGGCTAGTGCTCTTTATGCTTTAAAATTAATAGGAGCTGGTTATACTACAGCTACTTTTAATATTGATGGCGAATTTACTCAAACTATTGGTGTGGGATCTACTGCTGTTGGTAGAGTTGCTTCTTATGATCAAACTACAGGTGTTTTAAAATATTGGCAAGATAAAAGTTTAGTTGGATTTAATAGTAATGGAACTTTAAGAACAGACCCTACTTATGGATTTGTCCTTAATAGATTTACAGCAAATCCTACTAGTGGAGGAAATGTTAATATTGCTAGTAATGAAAGCACTTTAGGAATAGATACTAGTTTTGGAGGCACTGGAGATCCTGGTATAAGTACAGTAATAAATAATAGAACATATTACCTTGGTCAGAGTTTTGTTCAGGGAGTCTCTAATCCTGAAGTTAAGAAGTACTCTGGAAATATAATATACGTTGATAACAGACCTTCTATTACTAGGTCTGCTAACCAAAGAGAAGATATCAAAGTCATTTTGCAATTCTAAAGAATCATGCCACAGGAAACCAATTTAAACGTCGCTCCTTACTTTGACGATTTTGATTCTAAAAGTAGTTATTGTAAAATATTATTTAAACCTGGAACACCAGTACAAGCACGTGAACTAACAGGAATTCAATCTATACTTCAAAATCAAATTGAAAAATTTGGTAGCCATGTATTTAAGGATGGAGCTTCTGTTACTGGAGGTGGTATTAAATTTAATGGTTCTTATAATTCAGTTTCAATTGAAATATCAAATGAGGGAATAAATGTAAGAACATATTTGAAAGATTTAGTTGGTAAGTTGATAGTTGGTAGCAATTCTGGAGTTAAAGCTAAAATAAAATCATATATTGGACTTCCTACTAAAAGTAATTTTTATGTATTGTTTATTTCATATTTAAATACTGGTGGTGAAGGCAATACAGTATTTGCCAATGGAGAAAGTTTATTATTAGATGGTTCTGTATTATCAACACGTAATAATTTAATTTTCCAACCAGGTCAACCAGTTGCTCAAACTATTCCAAATAGTGCTGCATCTGTTGGAAGTGCAGCTGTTTTATCTGCTGGAATTTATTTTATAAGAGGATATTTTATAGATGTTCCTGGACAAACAGTTATTATAAGTCCTTATAATAATAAGGTTGATGCTAAAGTTGGATTAGAAATTAAAGAAAGTATTATAAACTCTGATTCAGATGAATCTTTAAATGATAATGCTGCTGGATATAGCAATTATACTGCTCCAGGTGCTGATAGATTAAGTATACAAGTAAGATTAAAAGCTATAAAGGCAAACGATAGAAAACCATCTAATTTTATAGATTTGATGGAGGTTAGGAATGGTAATTTAGTTTATGTGCGCACAGAAAATGATTATAATGAATTAGGAAATGAATTAGCTAAGAGAACATTTGATGAATCAGGAAATTATTATGTCAGACCATTTACTCTTACTGCTAGAGAAACATTAAATAATTATCAAGGAAATAATGGAATTTTCAATTCCTCACAAGTAACTTATAATAACAATGTTCCTTCTGATGATTTAGCAACTTATAGGTTATCTCCAGGAAAAGCTTATGTTGAAGGGTATGATGTAGAAACTATAACTCCTACTTTTTTAGATTTTAACAAACCCAGAACTACAAAACTTTTAGAGGGTCAAAGTATTAATTATGTTACTGGACCTACATTTACTTTAAATAGAGTTTCTGGATCTCCTATATTAGGAATAGGAACTGATTATACTGTAAGTTTAAGAGACCAGAGAGTAGGGGCTGCAGCAACTACAGCTGCTGGTGCTGAAATTGGATTAGCACGTGTATATGATTTTGCATTAGAAGCTGGATCTTATAATGCTTCCAATGCTAGTGAGAATGAATGGGATATTGCATTATATGATATTCAAACATATACAAAAATAGCTTTAAATACTCCAGCAACACTTGCTGTTCCTACTCAGGTTAAAGGAAAATCTAGTGGAGCTACTGGATTTTTAAGAAGTGCTGTAACTAGTTCAACTGATGTTACTTTATATAATACCAAAGGTAAATTTATTACTGGAGAACAATTTATTTTTAATGGAATAGACAGTGGTAATATTTCAGTAGGATCTACATCATATACTACTAGTGACATTAAATCTATTAATGGAACTGTAAGCACTGCAAGCACATTTAATGCTGATGTTAAACAGAGTGTATTATCAAATATAGGAGAAGTTAATATTAGTATTGCTACTACTTCTGGAGCCTCATTAGGTATTAGCACAGTTACTTTTACAGATCCAACTAAATTCTTTGTTGGAATCGCTACTGTTGGAAATATTGTAGAATATACTAATCCAGGAAAAAGCACTGTTTCTTTTGCAAGAGTTGAAAGTGTATCACAAAATTCTTTAACCATTGCTGGAGTTAGTAGTGTTACTGGAATATGTGATGGTGGTCTTCCTACTACTACTATTAATCCATCAAATTTTAAGATATTATCTTCTCTGTTCCAATCTTCTACAGATAATAATTTATATACAAAGTTACCTAAAGATAATATTTCTAATGTAGATTTGACAAATTCTCATATAACAATTAGAAGACAATTTGATGTAACTATTGCTAGTAACACAACTGGTGCTGTTAGTAGTGGTGATGCTAATCAAACATTTTTGCCTTATGACGAGGAAGATTATGTTTTGATAAGAACTGATGGAACTACAGAACCTTTATCAGCAGATAAGTTTCAATTCAATACTGGATCTACTATAGTAACAATTAGTGGTTTATCTGGATCTGGTCCTGCTAAACTTATTGCAACTCTTAGAAAAGTAAAGGTAAGAGAGAAAATTAAAGAAAAGCAAAAGATTAATATTTTAACAATAGCAAATTCTAAAGATTCTCAATCTGGAATTGGAACTACTACTTTAAATGATGGACTAACCTATGGCACAGTTTATGGAACTAGAGTTCAAGACGAGGAGATTTCTTTAAATACTCCTGATGTAACTAAGGTTTATGGAATATATGAATCATCAAATGCTAGCGCTCCAAGTTTACCAGTATTAACTTTATCTTCTATTAATAGTGATACTGCAAAAACAGGTGATTTGTTGATTGGAGAGAAATTTACTGGAGATACAAGTCAGTGTTGCGCAATTTATGCTAGTAAAAATACAGACAGTGCTATTAATTATATTTTGTTAAATGATTATAGTTTGCAGATTGGAGAAACAGTTACTTTTGAAGAGTCTGGTATTACTGCTACAGTAGATGCTCTTGCTGTAGGTTCTAACGATATAACTGATGAATTTGCTTATGATGATGGTCAAAGAGGTACTATCTATGATTATGGTAGAATATTAAGAAAATCTGAATATGATGCACCATCTAAACAAATAAGTATAGTATTTGAATCTGCTTATTTTTCTGCAGCAGACACTGGAGATATTACTACTGTAAATTCTTATAATAATTTTGATTATAAAAATCTACATGTAATTAAT